TATGTGTTTTGTTTAACATCTTTCTATCACCAAAGTATACACCTACATCTAAGCCGCAGTTAATATAGTCTTCTTCAGTTTGCTCAACTAGCGACTTATTGGGGACAATAACCAAACTGCGTCCATACTTTTCACTCATATGTGATAGTGTAGCAGTAGTAATAGTCTTGCCTGCACCTGTAGCAATCTGTTGTAGACTCTGTGGATTGTTTGCAAAGTTATTGATTGCTTCTACTTGATAGTCACGCAGAATGATTTCTTCGCCTTCGGCCGGATGTCCTTTAGGCCAACATACACCTTGATCTGCCCAATAGCGTTCAGTTACTTGTGGAAAGTCAAGTTGAATAGGATGACGATTGTCTTCAATGTCTACAATGCTTACTCTGTTTTTTTCAAGTACATCCACAATGACGTCAAGATGATTAACATAGCCTGTACCCCCAATACCAAAAAAAGCAACTTTGCCGTCCCAACGTCCAAGTTTATACTGCGGCATATATCGTGCGTATGGCACATCGAACTTGAGAGCATTTGATAACTTTCTCCGTACATCTACATCTAATCCTTCTAGTTTGATGTTTACTTCATCCTCGATAATAAGTTTACAGGTTGTCACTAAATCTTCCTTTGTAAAATCCATAATCGATTGTTTCATGTACAATAACACAATCACAATTATGATCTACATACGCACCTAAATTACCACCCCATCTTGTAGCAGTTTTACTAACAGCACAAATTGGTTTAAAACTATCGATTAGTAATTTAGGTAATTTGTTCTTTTTAATATACACTACTTTTGTGTTTTCGTCAACCCAATTGTTTAGTTGTTTATCTTTTACAAAATCATTTAATGAATTATTTTCAATATCTTTTGTTTCTACTCTAAACAAAACACTTTGTTGTTTAACTTCAACAAAATTAGAAAAAGCAGTGTGCCATTCTACTATTTGTTCATACATACTAGAATTTGGTAAATCAGTATCAATTAATACAAGCAAAGGAAATCTTTGCAAAGTATTTATTGCTTTTGCAATATCATACAGGCTGTTTTCATTTGGATCAACAGGAACAATACGATTATTTCTATATGCAATTTTTTCTATAAGATAGCGTGGTTTAATTCTTTGTATTTCATAACCGTATCTTATATGTTGATCAACTTTTTGTATGTAAGTTAAATTTTTTGTTAGATTAGTAATGTTATCATGTACATTAATTATTGTATTTCCACTAAGCATAGGAACATGATTGTCTCTGTTTTCTAATACTTTTTTTGTTTCATCTGCATATAATAAAATATCATCTGCAATATCAAATTCTGTATTTTTAAAATATTTACAAACATGAAATGCATTAATGTAAGACAATTTAAAATAGTGTTCGTGAGAACCTTTACTATGATAGTATTCACTTATGCCAACATCATATTTTAATTTTTCAATTTTACAAATATCTTTTTTACTAAAAGGAAACCGTACTTTAATCCATGTCCATTTAGATTTGTAACTTTCATAAACATTATCGTGTCCATAGACATCTGATGTATCAACTAACTTTATATACTTGCTTCTATCAATTTTGCGCATAGGTATTTTTGTTTGTACATCTACGCTAATGTCAAAATATTCACTTATTTTTTTGTGTATAAGATTGTATTGCCTATCTGTCAATCCAATTCCTTTAGTAACTTGTTTGTAAATACTAAAGTAAATTGAATCAACCCTGTTAAAGCTATCTAGCTTTTTTTCACAAATATGTTGTAGATAATCTTCTATAAATTCCATACGTTAAGTATAACAAATTATAAGCGAGAAGTCAATCTTTTCAAAGGGATACCGTTGGCTATTTCTTCTATAGTAAATTCAGTCCAAGCGTAATCGTTAAGCCATTGTTTTCTATTTGGTTTTAATGGATATTTTATTGTACTAATATCTTTGTTACCTACATCATATGCTAAACTACTTGGACCACAAAAAACTGGAACACCTGCTAATATAGCTTGCGGTCCTGGATTACTACTCCAACTTATTACAGCATGACAATCTTTAAAACTTAAATTATAGTCGTCGTATGTATTATCAAGTTTTATAGGATCGTCTCTATAAACATTTTTGTATTGTCTTTCAATGTGATCTAATCTACATCTTGGATGTGGTCTAAAAACAATTGGTTTATCACAATACCTTTGTACTTCATCTATTATATTCATTATCCAATGACTCATACGTGGCATATTCTGCCATTGTAGACTTTTATCATGTTGGCCGCATATTAATATATACTCGCCTTCGTCTTTCCATTGTTTAAGATTTATTTCGAGCGCAGTAGCACGATCACCGCTGGCACCAGTATTGCCAAAATAACCATCACGATTAATACCATTAAGTCCTACCTTCCATGTTGTTCCTCTTTTGATTCCGCCAACTTCTAATACAATAACTTTTTTACCTGTCTTTGTATAGTAATCCCAAATAGGTTTATTTGCAGCCATTCTGCCGTGAAATAACACGCTCCATATAACAGCTACATCGGCGTGCATACTATCGTATTCTACCATATGGCCAGCTTTGCGTAAGCTGTGTTCAAATGCTTCAAAGACAGGTTTGCTGTTCATTGCACCAAATTGCGGAAATAAACTAAATCTCATTTGTAAATACTCCAGTATTATTTAACAAGGACTTTATTGTGCAAACTATTTCATTTGTTTCAACTTTTCATAAACCTGTACTTGACTTGTACGGGCAACGATTTATCGATAGTTTTAGTAAAAACATTGATAAACAATTTACATTGTACTTATATGCAGAAGATTGCGTACCGCAAACAAATGATAGTCGTATTATAATTTTAGATCAAAAAGCAGAACTTCCAAAACTTGTTGCGTTTAAGGAACGATGGAAAAATGTACCAAAAGCAAATGGTAAATGTCCACCTGAGATAAAAGCACGTAGACCAAGAGACTGGCATAAAGAATTTAAATGGCATGCCATACGTTTTGCTAACAAAGTGTATGCTGTGTTTGATGCTGCACAACGTTGTAATACAGATTGGTTAATTTGGTTAGATGCAGATACATATGTACATTCACCTGCAACATACAACGACATTGCAAGATTTTGTCCAGAACAAGCATGGATGAGCTATTTGGGTAGAGGTAAGAAATGGCCAGAGTGCGGCTTCTACGGTATTAATTTGAAAACTAAAATTGGGCAAAACTTTTTAAAAGAATTTGAACGTGTTTACGAAGATGCAGAAAACGGAATTTTCAAAATGGAAGAATGGCACGATAGTTATGTATTTGAAGAAGTTAGAAAAACAATACAAAGTAAAAGTCCTCAAAGCAAGTATTACAATATAAGTGGTAACTTGATTAACGGTGAAGGACATCCTATGATTAATAGCGATTTAGGAAAATATTTTGATCACCTAAAAGGTGACAGAAAAGAAGTAGGTAAAAGTAACAAACCTAAAGATTTAATTGTGCAACGCAATGAATCTTATTGGCAATAATTTTTCATATGTGACCAGCATTCACCAGATGATAATTCTGCAAAGTTCCAAGTAAACATACTTATTCGTTGAGCCCATTTTTCTCTATCAAATTCTAAAGGATTCTCGATATACTGCAATTCGGTATTTGCAGCGTCTCTACATTGACTTGCTCCTGCATCTGTAATAAATGTATGATAGCCTTGTATCATAGGACCAACTACTGCACTACTATTATGATTTACAACTGCCCAACATTTAGTTAAATCTTCTTCTAAACTTCTGCCAATTGGAGATATTTTTACTCCTGGTAAATTTTTTAGTCTAGTGCGTCTTTCATTTAGATAATGCTGTGCTTTTTGGTCGCCAGGATGTGCTCTTATTAGAATAGGTCTATCTGTGTATTTGCGTATTCTTTTTATAGTTTTTAATGCCCAATCTTGTACATCTTCTCCTTGCATACTCCAACCTCCGTTTCGTTGGAGCATAAGTATAATCCATTTACCTTTTCTTTTTGTTGGTTCTATCTTTATCTTATAATTTGCAGAAATTTTATTCCATCGTTGAACATCTATGTTATTATCACAATATATTCCAGTATGAGGGAAAACTCCATTAAAACTATACCGTAGATATCCTAATGGATTTTGTTTGTTTGCATAATTTAATAAATTTGCATCAGCAGCACACGTATACCTGTCTCGCAATTTTTGATATTCTATAACATCATTACGTAACTTTAAATGTACAGGTGCTTTATTTTCATACACCCATCCTTGAATTACTGCTACATCTGCAGGGATAAGTTGATAGCCTGTGTGTAGTATACCAGTGTCACCATTTTTTTGAACGCCTTCTACATACCTTCTTAGTAATTCTGTTTTTTGTTGATTGCTGTTTTTAGTAGGAACAACACTTAGATAACTAACTACTTTCATAATTTTCTGTGAGAATTCTCCATGCTGTTCCGTCTTTCATTTCTGCTTGTGTAAATTGATTATAACTTAAAAAATTTGCAAGTTCTACTTGTGTTGATCTATGAGGTATACGTAAATTGTTTTCAATGTCTGCAATACTAGTATTGCAAAATGCACTAGCAGCATTTGGTGCTAGTGCAATAGCAGGCAATCCAAATAAGAATGCTTCTGATGCAGCAATACTATTAAATGTTACTAGGCAATACACATCATTAGCCATAGCATCCCAAATTGTGTTTTTTGTAACTCTTTCTGATCTTCCTGGTTTTAATCTAACTTCAATAGGACGATCAGTATGTTTTTTGATGTTTTCAATTGTTAATTTCATCCAAGCATCAAGATCTTGATCGTAAAATTTCATAACTTTTTCGCTCGGAGGAACAACTAAAATTTTACTTCCAGTTTTTGGTTTGCCAGGTTTCCAATTTAATTTTGCTAAACGATCGCTTGCCATAGGTTTAAAATTTAATGCTTGTAAACTATTTTTTGTAATACGATGGTATTCTTTTTTTGTTCCTGGTTGGATATAACCAGTATCAATTGCGTAGAAATCTCTTTTATTTTCTAAACAATATTTTATTGCTTTTTGTCCACCGCCGCCTAAGCCTCTAATAACAAGAGTGTTATCTGTATATTGTTCTCTATCAAAGTCGCTAATAAAACCGCCGCTGCCATTTATAAATGCTTTCAGATAAGGATCGTATTCTAATCCCTTTTTTTCTAAATTAAATTCTTCTTTTTGCACAGCAATTGCAGCAGTTTTTATTCCCATATCATCATCATTCTCTATTGTTTCATTTTTAAAATAAACTTGGTTAGGATCAATTAAGTTATTTAAAAATTGCTTAATTAATTTTTTTTTTGACTCCGTATAGGATAAATCGTCGACATTTATTTCTTTGTTACGTTCCCTATATAACTTATATTGATAACTTTGCTCCATTTTTTTAGCATATTGAATATGAGCTCTATACCATTCTATATTATATTCACAGGTAGCATAATCATCAAACCAAGGTCCGCCTTCTGTGTAATGTAGTGCTTTTGGCTTTCCATCAACCGGTTCTTCATACCAACCTACTAGCCAATTCCATTCATGACTAAGCTCACCTACTTCTTCGTCTTTTAACCAGCTAAATCTATGAAAGTATGCACCAGTTCTTGCCATGTCATTTACTACATCTAAAGTTAATTTAGCATTACCAGGATGACCACAATTTATTAGCATCATACTCGACCAATTTTTTCTTGGATAAGCGTGTTGTACTTGTCCATCCATTTTAGTTGACCCAGGTTTAGGTGTATAATCATGATGAGCACACATTACAGCTTTGCTTTCGTCACGTTGATCCCAAAGCAGTTTAATATCTTCTAGAAAAACAAAATCGCAGTCAATAAACAATGCCCAACCTTCATAGTTACACAAATGCGGAATTAAAAATCTTGTAAATGTAAATTCTGTGCTTGCGAGTTGATCTATTTCACGAGTGTATACACCGTCACCTCTCAGTGACTTTTGTTTCAATGGAATAATTTCTACAGGTACACTACTTGTTTCTTCAATACTACTTTTACAAACTTGATAAGCAATATCTTCTCTGCTATCCCATCCTACAAATACTTTCATTAATCTCTTCTTTCTATATCTTCTTCACTTAATTCTTTACCCATCCAGACTTCTATAACTTTTGCTGCTTTGTTATCTAAATTTACAGCCTTATGCCAATAGCCTATTGGAATGTCAATACTATCACCTGGCGTTAATAGTGTGCTAGTTCTTCTTCCTATTTTATCTTCAAGGAACATATTGATAACGCCATTAACAACGTGCCAGTGTTCGCTGCGTTTAAAGTGTCTTTGATCACTAAGTGCTTTACCTGCTGCAAACTCAAGTTGTTTAACTTGCCAACCTTCACCTTTATCTAATATAGTGTATTTGCCCCAAGCACGTTCTGTTGTAGGTTGACTCCAATCTTTGAGTATCCAACTGCTTGAGTTTTTCTTATCTTTACCGCCAACACCCCAGGCAAATTCAACATCAGGATGATTGCCCCAAGTTTCAAATTCTGGTGTTGTTTTATTTGTTCTATCACCGCCATTAGCAAAGATAAGTTTCCAACTACTTGCCTTTGTAGATAAAACTTGCCCTATAGCAAGACATGCTGTGTTGTCGTTATCGTCAAATGCTATAACTTCATCTACACATTCTAGTTCTTTAACAATGGCAGCCCGTTCATCAATTGACATAAACGGACGACCCTTTTTGCGTGTAAGCCAAGCATCAGAATTAAGACCAACTACTAAGTGATCTCCAAGTTCTCGTGCTGCTTTAAAATAGGCAATGTGCCCGGAATGTAGAGGATCAAATCCACCTGTAACTAGTACTACTTTCATGTAGTATTTATATGCGTACTTTACTAAGTTTTATTTTTTGGTAATTTTAAATTATCGTTATGAATCGATTGTACAAGTGTGTAATCTAATTTAAGATCATTAATTAATTTAGAAAGAGCTAAAGTGTCTTTAGGTAAACAGGCACCGCTATAACCACGTAAATTTTTATTTACATCTAAATAATTTCCACTTGTTTTATTTGTTTTTTTATACGCATTTTTTATAACACTATAATCTGCATCATATTTGTTGGCAATATCGTACATAATATTAGCAAACACAACTCTAAGTGCTGCATAAGAGTTATTATATAATTTCAATATTTCTGCTTCTGCTGGCATCATATAATCTACATTTTTAGGTAACTTACCAAAAGCGTTTCTTACTTTACGTCCTATTTTTAAATTATTTGTACCAATAGCTAATAAATCACATTGTTCAAAATCTTTGTCAGCATAATTTTGTCTAAGAAATTCAGGTACAAAACAAATATCTATGTTATGTTTTTTTATTAGTTCATCTGTAGTACCCGGAGTAGTTGTGCTTCGAATTGCTACTACTCCTTTATAATCATACAGGCTAATATCTTTTACAACATTATTAACTTGGTCTTCAGGAGTGCAAATAAAAATAATTTCTGCAGTCAACACATCTCTTAAAGCTGTATTATATTTGACATCGTGCTCAAGTACGGTGTGTCCTAACCTTTTAAAGCCGTTAACATTTGCTTTTCCAACAACACCTATACCTACTACACCTATAATCATAATAAACTTTCTATTGTTTTTTTAAGTCCAACGTCTAAAGGAGTATAATTAGTAAATCCTGTTAGCATTTGTACTAGTGTTGTATCAGGACATCTACGTTTTGCACTGCCTTCTGGACCTGGTAGTATTTGTAACTTGTCAGGATTTATACCCATAAAGCCCATAATAAGTTTTGCTACTACGCTTATCTTTACTTCGTTGTCATTTCCAACATGCACTATGTTACTACAAGATTTTTTGATAAGAATGTCAGTCATTTGCACTGCATCATCTATATAACAAAAACTTCTAGTATCATCGCCTTTAATATAATACTCGCCACGTTTACAGCGTTCTACAAATTCGTTGACGAAATGATCTACTTGTCCTGGACCATAAACATTAAAATATCTAATAATTAAATAATCTAATCCGCTGTTTGCTACTAGGTTTTCACCTAGAGCTTTCGGAATGCTATAACTCCATCTTGGATTCGTAATGTCGTTAAACACAACCGGTACTTGCTCATCAGTTGGCACATGGTAATAACCTGCATCAATTGCTCCATTAAATATTTCACAAGTACTAGCAAAAACAAATTTAGTATTGGTATTTTTATAACGTTCAATTAAATTTATTGTTGGTAGTGTATTATTTATTAGTACATCAGTTGGCTGTTCATAAAATAATTTAGTGCCATTAGTTGCAGCAAGGTGTACTACAATATCATAGTCAGGTAATAATTGTGTAGTATTTTTATCTGATAAATCTTCACCGCGGATTTTTTTATCGTAAGGTACTACATATGCATTTTGTTTTTGTAAATGTTTGTAGTAATGACTGCCAATAAATCCGTGTGAACCAGTTAATAAAATTTTACCATCCAAAGATATAGTCTTTCCTTACGTTTGTTATTTCTCTGGCGCCAAAAGATTTCAAATACATACCTGCACATTGATCTGTGTCAGCTTGCTGTTCACATACTATAATTGGTTTGTATCTAAGGATAGTATCCATTGCGCCTTTTAACACTTCTAATTCATGTCTTTCACAATCAATTTTTAATAATCCAAACTTTGGTAAATTTAAATCATCTAATCTTTTAATTTGAATACTACCGGTGCCAACTTCACTAACAAAACTGCCGCCTGTGTTTTCTTCGTCAAATACCATTTCAACTACATCATTAACACTGCCTAATGCGTGTTTATGAATTTGTACAGGCAGTCCACTTACATTTCTTTCTAAGCACGAATATACTTGCTCAAGAGGTTCGTAAGCTATTACTTGGTTAAACTTTTCTGTAAGAGGTTTAGACCACAGACCAACATTAGCACCTATGTCAACTGCAATGTTAAAGTCACTTACATACTTGTATGCTTCATCTCTTACATCATCTTGATACTGCGGCGGGCCACCATTTTTAACTCTTTTTGCAATTAATCTTTCAAAGTGTTCATCTGTATCTGGCATCCAGTATTCAAATACTTTTTTCATTTCACACCTATCAAAGCATTTTTGCTTCCTATATTAGCTAACTCTGTATATCCATGGCGAGATAAAATATCTAGTACTGAATTTTTTTGAAATCCATATCTTTTTTCATGTCCTTTTCTTTCATAAAGAATTACAGGTTTATATTTTAAAATTGTTTTTAAACCACCTTTGATAATAAAAGGTTCAAACCCTTCTGCATCAATTTTAATAAAATCTACATTTGTAAAATTAAATGAATCTAATGTAGAAATTTTTACCTTGGTAGTATTTTCTTGATTTGTACTAATATGAGTTGAAAAGGTACTTTTAGGATTAAAATTTATAGAAACTTTTTCTTTTTTGTCGCCTAATCCGCAGTCATATATTTCTACATTTTGTAAATTAAATTTTTTTGCATTCATTTTAAAGCAAGCATTAATTTCAGGAACTATTTCAAATGCAGAAACTTTTTTAAATATATTAGACATATTAGCCGACATTAGTCCATAATTGGCTCCAATGTCAATAGTATGTCTAAAGTTTTTACAAAAAGATATTGCTGTATCTAATTGATCTTTTTGATAATCTAAAATATTTGAAATTTTAGATTTATTAAAAGCTCTCTCTAGAGTACTATCACCTTGTAATACATGCCAACCATAAAGGAGATCAGTATCCATTTCTTACACCTTATATAAAAAACTTTTTAGCAAAATTACTAATAATGTTTGATACAGCAGTCTCTGCTACATGTCTACTATCAGTAATTTTCTTTCCTTTTTTGCCACCAAATGTTACAATTGGCATATGGCTAGGAATCCATTTAACATATTCAAAACTAGGCCAGTAATATACATTTTTATCATTAATGTTTCTTAATGCTTCGTCTATTGAAACACGTAATATACTTTTGCTTACACAATCACTAACTACACATGGTCTTTCTTGAAATGTAGCATTAAGTGGTACAGGACTTAGTGTAATAATAATAGGTTTATTGCCGCAGTATTTTCTTAACAACTCAACAATTGTTTTTATATTTGCAATATTTTCTTCTACGGTACTAACAACAGATTCGTGTTTGTTGGGATCAAACATATCATTAGGCACACCTCTCCAAAATACGCCTCCGGTTTCTTTGTCTTTCCAAACTTCTGCTAAACCAAAAGTAATAACAAATCCGTTGTGATTGATAAAATGTTTTTTTATTTGTTCTTGCTCTTCAGGAGATTCCCATTTACCTACACCGTCTGCTAATTCATCATACCAATAAGCATCGTGACTACGATTACCTGTTAATGCCCATTCTATAAATTGTCTTACTGCAAAACTATTGTTTAATCCTTCTGGAATAAAAAGTGCTTCTGTGCCTCTTCCGTTCTTTTCCATCCATTCTCTAATGCGTAATGCAAAGCAACTTCCCATAGTCAAAACTTTATCTTGTGGTCTAAAAATAGGTTTTGGAGGTCCGTATGCAGAAAACAATTCATTTAACACTCCGTTAACATTATTTTCAGCCATCATATCTTTTGGCCAATAGTCAACTCTATCACCTTTGTGCCATTTAGTAATGTTACTTGCTTTAATACTTTCTGTTGGATTAAGTACCCCAGAAACACGATATTTTCCCATATATATTTTATACTCCGTAAGTTATTTATAAACTTGCATCTTCCATACCTGCTACTCTTAGTTTTACAATATTAGTTATCTGCCATTGTTTCTGATCTAGTGCTTTTAACACACCTAACCATTTGTTACGCATAAGTGCAAATTCGTTTATAATTTTTTCATAATCACATACATCTTGTTCGCCATCAACATACTTTTCTACATCTCGGCTTGATAATGCTCTTTGATAATTTTCAAGATATTTTTTGAAAAAAGAACTGCGTAGTTTACGCAGTTCAATGTTTAAGAATTCTAATATGGCTTCAATTTCTTGTAACTGATTAAATCTATGCTCGACAATACCTGGCATCATTGATGCTTGTTTTTCAACATTACCGTGTAACTTACATTCTTGTTTTGCTTGAACTAGTTCAGTTTCAAAGTATTGTATAGCAGAAGGAATTTGTGATATATCTCTGCTTACTTGGCTGTACCAACCCATTATTCATCCCAATCGTCGTCATCGTTATCGTCGTCTAACTCTAAGTAATATTGAATTGCAGCATCAAGTGTTTTATCACCGCCTAACATTTCTTGCAACTGAATATCCGAAACTCCGTAATCAATAAGAGTATCTACATATCTTTCTGCTGCTAATTCAATATGCTTTTTATCCAAATATTCTTTAAACAAGTTCCATAGATCAGAAACAAATTCTTCATTCATTCTCAGCTAACTCCTCGTTATGATCAATCACAACTTCTTCGTCGGTTGCGTTAGCGATATTTACCATTTGTGCTTCTTTTGCCGGTAAATCGGCCATAATCATTTCGAGTAGTTCACCTGTCCAGTTTTTACGATATTCTAGTGTTTCATTTCCTTCGCTATCAACATACTTGTAGCGATTACCTTGTTTTTCAAGCAGTCCTTTTGCTTCAAGCAAATCAAACATGCCTGAATATGGATCCATTCCTGTTTCATAAGGAATCTTCACTTGTACTGCTTCAAACGGTTTAGCGTAACGTGTTTTCATAACCTTACACGCTGCTCTAATACCGTGTACTTGTGATGTTTTGTTGCCGTCTGCATCTTCTTTTAGTTTCAGCTTTTTCATTGCTACAACCATTGAACTTGCATACACAAAGCCACTACCACCTGAAATCTTATCATCTGGATCAAACATATCCTGCGATGCATAAGTGTGGTTAGTAACACACATACCAACATTGTAACTACCAAACATATTTACGCAGTTAGTAACCAATGCCTTCAGTGCTTTTGCCTTACGACCCATATCACCCTTCATATCACCTGCTTCAAACTGATTTACTTCAGTTGGTGACATAAGCATACCTAATGAGTCAACAACAAACAATACTTTAGGACGATCTTCTTCGTTCATTGATTTATAATCATCCATAAATGTGCTAATAGTTTTAGCAACATCGTCAATCATTGCCATGTTAAGTTTTAGTAGTTTGCTGTCATCGCAGTCAACACCTAATGCTTCTAGCCATGTTTGATCTAGTGCGTTTTCTGAGTCAATAAGCACCACAAAGATGTCTTGCTCTTGTGCTGACTTTACAATATTACCAGACACAATGTAAGACTTGCCTGCGCCTGATTCGCCTGCAAACACGCTTACTTTACCTAGCGGAATACCTTTGCGGAAATCACCACTTAGCAGATAGTTAAGTGCATAGTTGCCTGTGCTGATCCAATCTTGTGGATCATTAAAGCCTGCACTCATACCTTTAATAGATTTTGTTAATGAGTTTCGAAACTTTGAAGGATCGAATGCTTTAGTAGCCATACATATCTCCTATTCTAAAAAGCAAAGGAAAGGGCCGAAGCCCTTTCTATTATTGTCCTTGACGAGCACGAATCATCGCTAGGATGTCTTGTGCGCCGCCGCCGGCGTTTTCTGCTGGTGCTGCTTCAGCTGCTACTTCCTCATTTGATTTAAAAGGAATATCATCTTCAACTGCTGCTGGTGCAGGTGCAGGTGCTGCTGGTTGTGGAGCAGGTGTCGGAGCAGGTGCTGTGTTTGGATCACCTGTACGTGCTTGCATACCTGCAGGACGGAAGTAATTACTCCAACGCTCTGCATCATATGCTTCACCGTCAACACTTGCTTCAAACATTTCAGTAAGAACTTTAAGTTCTACTTCGCCTGGCTTTTTAGGAAGGAAATCATTTAGATTAAACAACCCGTGTGTGTTCACTGCTGCCATCTCTGCATCACCTAGTGGACGCTCTCTACGTGCCCAATTACTTGCGCCGTAATCTGCATAACCACCTTTTGAACCTTTAGCAAGACGGAAGTCTACACCAGCAGTATAATCTGTTGGCAGTTCTTCCATATCTGGGTCCATTAGTGCTGCTTTGATTAGTTGGAAGATTTGCGGACCAATAATAAATCTACGAATAGGATTTTCTGGTTGTGAATCTTCTTTCAATGGATCATCTACAACAAAACCTTGGAAGATATAACTACGTTTCTTCCAATACTTACGACCCATATCTTCTAAACTTGGATCTTTAAACCAGCCACGTACTTCTTGCAAGATTGGGCAAGATTCGCCATACATTTCCATGCATGGTACTTGTACTTGTACTGGACGTGAGTCAGTTTCGCCTTTTACACCAGCAAATGGAAGTTTAATCATCAAACGCTCTTTCCAAAAGAAAGTGTTTGAATCATCGCCGTCAGGCAAGAAGCGCAGGGTTGCCTGATCGCCTTCTTTCATATTCCAAAATGGGTAAATTGCGTTATCGCCGCCTGTGTTGCCACCGCTTGAACGATTTTCTTGTTCTTTGAGCTTTGCTCTAATTTCTGCTAATGATGCCATAGTTATGCCTCCTTATATTGCCTATGTTCTATGTGCCTTTAGTGTGCAGCACAATTACTATACTACACAATGTTATTTATCTTGTCAACTATTTTTTTGACAATATTTTCAAATGGTTAGCCGATTATCTTAAACCGGCTAACTCTTGAATTCTGTTTAAATTTTGTGACTCGCCTAAACCTGCATCTTGCATTGCTTGTGTAGACATCGGTCCTAATTGGTTTGTCGTTTGAATTTTTCCATTTCTTTGTAAAACTGCATATTTGCCTGGAGATCTTAATTTTCCTGCATTTACAAAAATAACACTTCCGCTTTGAGTATCCAATATAGCATCACCATATTGTGGATGTTTTATTTTTTGGAAGCCATTGCCTAAATCTTGTCCGCCTTGCGCACTACCTGCTGCTGGCTGTGCTTGTCCGCCTTGTGCGCTGCCCAATGCCTGCTGTGCTTTTTGTAAAACTTCTTCTTGATTACCTTGTTGAAATTGGTTAACTTTAGTACGGTTGCTCGGAACATTAGGATCAAATCCCATAATTTGATCTGCATCTAACCCAGAGTCTTTAAGAAGTCCATGTATACTAACTGCTACGTTGCCACCTCTTTGTTGAATACGTCTGAATTGAGATTCAAAGTCTCCGGCACCTGCTTCGTCTAAATTAACTTGTCCTAGTTTTTTCTGTTGATATTTTTCGTATACTTGACCTAGACGTTCTATGAACTGACTTGCTGGTTTGACGTATTGATCGCCATAGTCTTTTTCTACACTGGTCAATACTGCTGTTTCGCCTTTTGGAAACTGGCCTGTTTGTCTATCAAAGTAACTTAGTATAAACTCGCCTAATGGTGTTTTGTCTTTTTCAATTACAATATCATCTTCGTCTGAATCTGGATGATCTATTTTGTCGCCTTTTTTAGCGCCATTCATTTTTGCTTGTCTTACAGCATGTGCGTATGCGTTGCCTTCATCTGTATCGCCTTCTACTTGCGCACTAAAATTATCTGCAAATTGTCCTAACAATTTATCAAATGCAGCATCAATTGCAGACTCTGTATTGAAGCCTCTTGTGCTGCCTGTAACTTGACCATTTGGTGCTATTTCTATACTGCCGATATTTGTATTATTAGTTGGTCTCATTTGCGGTCTTGGACTCGATGATACATTACCAGGAATATAACCTGCTGGTATAACCAAATCTATTCCTGGTTGTAGTTTGTCACTATCTAACCCATTAACTTCGATGACGTCTTGAATAAAATCTTTCATTTTTTCTGCAGGCACTCTGAATCTTTGTGCAACTTGCGATACAGAATCTTCACCAGGTTGTGTTTTTATCATTGTATCTTTTGCTTCATAAAAAATGTCTTCAAAAGTTATTTCTTCTGGTTTTGTATTTTCACTAACTAAATTGTAAATGTATGGAAATACATCTTTTAATTCTTCATTAAATTGTTTTACGGTTAATTGGTCGATCCAATTAGCTGATATATCTTCTGGTACTTCTATGTCTTCAATTGGTACAAATTCTTCAAATGCTTGTTTGTAATGAGATTCCTTTTGAAGATTTTGTATAGACTTTTTAATTGTTGCAATTCTTTCATTAACAATATCCATATGTTCAGCAAGGCTTTCTGCCATTACACTGCTACGGCCCATATAAGTTTTGAACTTGCGGAGATTAGATAGTTCTTCACTTAAACCTGTAATGTGTTTACCAAAGTCGTCATAAGGATTGCCACCTTCGCTAACATGCATAGCTAAAGCTCTTGCACCACTAAGATGTTTGTAAGGATATTTAAATTTTTCACCTTGGTTATTTTCGATGTAAATAGAACCAATATTTTTTGTTCTACTTTCACTTTCTTCCATAGGTTTTGTATGTTTAATTGATAATTTTGCATTACCAATTTTTTGAAAACTTGTTTTATTACTGCCGTACATTTTAGACTCAGCCATAGTTTGATCTCCGCTACGATTTTTAGCTAGATAAGAATAATCACGTTTAGTTAGATTTGATTTATTAATATCTCTTACTTCGAAATTTAATAAACGTTTTTTTGCAAACATTCTAATATTTTTTAAAAAATTATACCAATCTTGTTTTTCACTTACTAGTGCATTTTCTGTAAAATTATTATTATACATAATTGTAACACCAGATTCTTCGTCAAGTGTTACACTTACTTTTCCTAAATCCTGCATTCCTGATTTAAAATCAAATTCATAAAATCTTGCTTGCTTAGGTTCATTGGTAATGTTACCATCAGCATCGCCAATTGACACGCTTGAATAACGTCCTCTAATTTCATTAAATAATTGTTCTGCTACGGTATTTAAATTTCTCATTGTATACTATTTATCAATAACTGCTACTTACGAAGATAGGCATGGGCATTTCATATTCTTCATCTGCTTCAATTTGGCTAAACGTATTATAAACCGTAGGATCCCAATCTTTCATAACGCTCATTATTCTTAATGTTAAAATTAAACTGCTAATTAAATCATCATGATGTCCTGGTTTTGCTTGAAAACTACTACCTGCTGCTATGTATGCTTTAAGTTCACTAATACAAGGCTTACTTTTTAATATTAGTTTATCATTTTCAATCATTGTTTTTAATCTAGCACAACTTGTAGTTTTACTTCCATGTGTAGTATTAAAACCTTTTCTAAATTTTCTTACATGACCTTTTCGTATTGGTTCACTAATGAATAATCCAGGAATGTTTTCTTCGCCAAAATCTTGTATTACAAGTAGTGCTGCTTCTCCTATACCATTGTTTTCAACGCTCCAATAAATATTAGAAGTAGTTTTTGTTTCTTCTGCAATATAACTACAAATATCTCGCAAAACCCTAATTTGTCCTGGAATAGCTGTAGTGTTATGTTGCCACTCAGCAACTTGTTCATATGTAGGCAGTTCTATCACTTGTATAGCAGCAAAATCTCCACCTGTTCCCATAGCAGGATCTAATCCTATAACATAAGATTTTTTTGCATCAGGTTTTTTGTACCATCGCACTTGACCCATATGCAATGTAGGTTCAATGCCTTCCATTGCAGCAAGTTTTATACTATTGATCAGTGTTTCATCAAAGATTAAAAATTCACAGCCATATTCTCTACGAAACATTTCTTCACCAATACGACCTATTTCATTAACTTTCCATTCGTCGTCACGGTCGGGGTGTTCACTCCAATGAGCTCTATAAGCGTGAAAACCATTTATACCAATTTCTTGTTCATTTCCATGCTCATCAAACTTTTGTTCAGCTTGTTTCCATATAACTGCAAATGTATCTTCGTCTGAGTTTGGTGTGCTTGTAATAATAGCTCTACCACCTGTTGCTAGTGTAGGCGAAATTGAAGTCCAAAATTCTTCAGCAATGTTTGGTTGCACAAACGCAAACTCGTCACAATATAGTAGCGAGATAGACAAACCACGTCCAGTAGTGCCTGTTGTTGTTTGACTGATAATACGTGACCCATTTTCAAACTCAATACTACCTTTATTATAACTAGTTACACCTGCTCTTATGTAATCAGGACATAGTTCATATACATAGCGTATACGCTGCATAATCTCCTGCGCACCTGTGTATTTGTGTGCTGCAATAAGAATAGTTTGATCTGGATTGAACATTGCATACCAACACAAATATATACTAGCACATGTAGTTTTACCTGTTTGTCTAGGCATCATATTAATATTAAATCTAAAATTATGATACGAATGCATCAACCTCAACTGATATTCGTAAGGATCAAACAAAAGTTTTCCTTTTACTGGATGCTGAATGTGTGCAAATCGTTTTGCAAAATACAAGTAACCTTCATCAGGATCCATACAATTCAATAGATCTTGAATTTGTGTTTCTGTATATGTTTCTTTCTGATTTGCTTTTTTTGTTAATACACCGTCTAAACTTTTACTCATGTTGTATTTAACCAAAAAAATAGCGCCCTAAGGCGCTATTGAGTTCTGGGGGGATGAATTAGTCCTTCTTTTTCTCTTTATCTTTGATGGCTTTTTTCATTGGCTCTTTTTTGTCACCGTCACCGTCAATATCAATATAATCTGGTTTTGCTTTCTTTTCTGAAAGAGCTTGTAACAATCTTGCCTTGATGCTTTCTTTGGTATTCATAGGATTGTCACCACCTGCTGTTGCTGGGTATGATCCTTTTTCTTTGTGCATGTCATTTCCTGCTGGAATACTAGCACTAACATCATTCATATATGTTTCATCTGGCTCTGTACTAGCATCTTGAAAATCACCGTCATAATCTTCTTCTTCGCCTATTACGTCACGACCGAAATAAACGTTTATTGCTCTTTTACCTAGTGGAGTGTGTTTTGCATAATAATTCATCCATTGTCCAAATTTAGGATCTTCGTCCATTTCATTGTTTAGATAATCTTTAAATTCTTCAGTGCTTTTTGCTCGCATTAGTAAATTTTTTATTATATCTAAATATGCTGGATTGTTTATTTTATCTTCGCCTTCTGCAACTGCTTCTTCTGGGGCCATTAATTTGATCATATCGCCCATGCCTGGCTCTTTTGGTTTTGCACCACAGCCGCCCATTGGTTGACTTGGACCGTGAATCTTTCCGCATATTGGGCAAGGTTTTGGACCTGGATTAATATCGTCTGGTTCAACTACTTTTGCACCCGGTGCTCCTGCTAGTTGCATCATACGTAGTATTTCTGCTACTTCACTTGCATCAGCACCATTAATGTTAATGCTTGCTTCGTCTAATTGTTTTTTGTCTGTCATAATTGACTCCTTTACCCCGCTCATGTCTACGTTATCAGCATCAGTTTGAAATCCTTTTAAATTTTCAATACCAGTTGGTTTGCCGTCGGCACCTATCTTTACTGGTCCACCGCCTGTATATTTTCCATTTTCTGGTTCGGCACCTACATAATAATATCTACTACCATCTGTAATTAGAATTTTATTTACTTGACGTCCATAACCTGGTGGTTGAGGATTTACAGCTCTCCACGGCTTTGTTGAACTTGGGGTTGTACTTTGTGGAGGAGAACTTGCTGCTGGTTCATCATTATTACCTGCATATTTTTCAATCATGCCTCTAGTTTCTGGACCAACAATACCATCAACCTTTGCACCTGAATTTTGTTGAAATGTTTTAACTGCTTTTTCTGTAGCAGGACCAAAAATACCATCAACTTCTGGACCTGTCATACCTAAGTTTATTTGTAGTTGCTTAACACCTTCGCCTCTACTGCCACGTTTCATAATTTGATTATAATCTGCACCCTGTGGTGCTGTTGCTGCTGCTGGTGCTGCTTTACCTGATTGTGCTTGATTTACAGCTTGTGCTGCTGCTTTTTTTGCTTTTTCTTTTTCTAGTCCCATACCAACTAGTGCGCCCATAAGTGCAATTGCTAGAGGATTTTCTGTTAGGATTTCTTTACGTTTCATGATAACACTGCCTTGCTGTTTTCAGCATCGCCGATATCTTTGCTCTCTCCTGCAGGAGCCTCACCAACATAATCGTTTGATCTTTCTTTACGGACTGTTTCTAATTCTTTCAACAAATTCATAACACGAGCGCTGCCTGCATCTTCTTGTGCGCTTTCTCCGCCCATGTCTTCTTGTGTAAGTTTTGCTACATATTCGTCTTTTGTATCTTCTTGCTGATATAGTTCTTGTGGTTCGTTTGGATTACGTACAATAATGTGGCTTTGAGGAATAGCACAGCAACTACCAATGTATTCTTGTAAAACTTGTATTGTTGTAGGATATGAACATTCTACTTCATAGTAGGTAACGTCTGTATTTTGTAATTGAGGAAAGTCCAACGGACGTTCTTGAATAGGTGTTTTTTTACCTGCACTCATCTTTGTACAAGCAAACTTTTGTAGTGCAGTTTCCATGCGGTTTTCAAAATCTTCAGGCAGCTCGCCAGCAACTCCGATTTTAAATTCATATGTTTTTTTAGATTCAATTAAATAATCTGCAAATTTTTTCATTGTCGTATCCTAAACTATACTACTATTTATCATTATCAAGTCCTTTTAGCTTTTGTAAAAGACTATTTCTATCTGTAACTACAAACCCTTCGCCTTCAGTAATACCGCCATCACCGGATCCGCTGTCTCTATCCATTTTTTCTTTTTTAAGTTGTAGTTCTACCATTTTAAGTTTTTTATCTAGTTTTGCAACTTTTGCATCAAGACTGGTTTTTAACATAGTACCTGCAACTTCAAAAACTCTGCCACTATAACGACTTTCAACATTCATACCCAAGTCCATTAGGTCGTCATATGCAGTCATTGCTTTGTCAGCAACTTCATTTAGTTCTTTGTCTGCCAAATCACCTAAACCTTTTACAGCAGGCAATGCACTTGCTATTTTGTCAAACTCTGCAATATCACGGAATGTATCTTCATGTGAAATAACTGCTGCTTCTGCTTTTTCTTGTTGTTCATCAACAATGTCTTGGTTATCAGGTAAATTTAACAATTCTTCTAATTTTTTTGTCATAGTAGTTATCCATTATATGCTACTATTATTTATCTAGTATAGGAGCATAGGAAAAGTATTCTATTTCTTTTTGAAATTTATTACCCACAAAGTCTATAAATTTTTTTGTCATAAATTCTTTTTTATTATATTTTCCAACATGCACATTTTTTTCTAAAGGAATATAACAATCGGCCCATTGTTGTATAGTAGCAAAATCTTGTTTCAAGTTTTCAGTTGAAAATATATGTTCTACACCTTTTGTATATTCTATTTGACAATGTGTTCCATTAAAATTATTGTCAAGACTATATTCAATATAGTATTCTATTCCTTTATTCCATGCATTTAAAATATCTTTATAAAAATCTACTTTGTGATTTTTTCTTATTTTTTGATAACATTTTTGTTCTTGAAATACATAAAGACTTATTAATCTATTCCATGTATTTCTTGTTATTGTAAAACTTTTATCGTAATCTTCTTTTATGTTTCCTATGAATTCATGTCCGTTTCTTACAAATTGAAAGTTAGAATTTCTTAAATTTTTATACCACCAACGATAAACACTTGCACCTCCTGTTTTAGGAATATGAACAAATGCTATTTTCATCTTCTTTTACCTTGGTGAAACATTTCATTTTCAGTAACTATTCTAAACGTCATACCTTTTTGTTTACAATATGCTCTAGCAGCAGTCCATTTGGCTTGATTAACTGCAAAATGTAATTGGTTAGTTCTACTGCGGCCAGTTTTTTCTTTAAGAGTGTGATTACTAGGTTTTACTTCTATAAGTTCTACATGTTGCTTGCCATTTCTATCAGTGTAAACAACAAAAAAATCTGGAACGTAGATTGTAAATTTTCCACTTAAAGGATTTCTGTATGGAATCTTTATTGCTTCACTGGCCCATTTTGTAATACTTTCATTAGTATCACACATACGCATGAAAGCAAATTCCCAACTACTTCTATAAGTCGGTGTTCTACCACCAATGTACTTAGAAGGATTTTTTAAAGTATACTTTCCTTGTGCAAAGCGTGCCATTAAACAATAATGTTCCTACTTTCGGTTGTTTCACCATTTTCATTATTAACATATCCTAAAGCACTTGTATAACTACGATTACTATTAAGTATTGCTGCAATTAATTTACTTAATTGTATACTATCTAAACCTTTCAGTGTATCTAATAATTGAAAGATTGGTTTCTTTTCTACTTTTGCTTGTTGTAATAATGTAGTTGCTACACTGATACTGGCTTGTTGATCAAAACCACGTTTTGTAAAAAATCCTACAACACTATCAACTTCGTTACTAGAATATTGTATTGGATTAGAAAAATACTGATCAAAGAATTGTTTTATTTCACTTGCACTATCTGTTGATGGATTAATACTTGCATCTGTTACTGAACTCATATTATAATATTCCTAGTTTTTGTAAATCGTTTCTAAGTCCTTGTACATTACCGTTTGCAATTTCGTTTGCATTTAAAGTAACTGCTGTTTGAACTTGTAAAGTAGCAGCGTCTGAAAGATTATCATATGCAAGTTTACTTTCAAATATACTTCTACCGCTATCGTTGTCTGCTAGTCCAAATGCTACTCTACTAAAATCATTTAATTTTTGCTGATTAGTTAAAGTGTTTTTGTCTTTTGCTATGCCATTAAGTACTGATGCCCAGTTTGTATTTGTTGCAGATGTTTGAGTTGTGCCTGTTATTGTATCTGGTCTAGGAACAATAACATTATTAAACAAACTCAATGGTTGATTAGTTGTTATAGGAGGTGTAATTGCTTGCTTGTCAATTACACTACGTTGATTTTGTAAATCAGATTGTGTAATTGTTTTTAACACAGCATCAAAAAATATTCCTGCCCAACCCTCTAAACTTATGCTGTTATTTTCAAAAGGTGTTACATCGCTTTCGTTAGCCGAGCTATAAGCATATGGACTTGGTGTTGTATCATAATGTGCATCATCTCCAAATCCTGCAGGATTATCTTGTGTAGTAGTACCTCTATTATACAGCACGGTTTCATATTGAATAGACATTGTGTTTTTCATTAATCCACTTCCGGATGTTTGATCTAAAGTATCATGTCTATGACTTTCAATTAATGGATTAACAAGTGTATAACTTGTAAATTTTGATATTTCATTTTGCGGATGTAGTTGATGTATAACTATGCTATCAAAAAACGGTGCTTCTGTAAAATTATATCTATCAAGACCGTGCCTATACAAGTTTAATGGTTCAGGATCATATAGTCCAACACGATAGGAATTTGGTCTACCTGTTGATGTTCTAGTAGAATAGTTGCCATCTTGAAAATAATATCTGTAATATGCTTCCCAGAGTAGTGTAGTTAATCCTGCATTATCATCATGGAAAATTAAAGACACAGGATCATAATTAAGTTTTGTTTGCACAAGTTTTTTTCTGTTGTATTGATTCTTTGTTTCCATTTGAGTTGTATATGTTGGCAAGTCAACGGTTTGTGCAAGTAGATTTATCTCTCTTGTACTTAAAGCACTTTGTATACTCGATCCTAACGATGCAAGTGCAATTGGATTTATATTCAATACAACGTGATATAAAAATTTAACTTTAGGACTTAGTCTAAAGTTATTTTTTCTATAAAGCTCGGCAGCATGTTGAAAGTCTCCTAAAATACCTTTAGGATTTCCTCTACCACTAAAATTATCATAAAGTTTACTTGCCATATAGTATTTATCCAAAAAAATAAGGAGCCGTAAAGACTCCTTATTTAAGACAATCTCATTTAATTATTAAAGAGCTGCTGCGCCTGTTGCACCAGTGCCGCTATCAATGGTTCTATCTTGGAACCCATTTGGTGTACCAACACCTTGATCAAGTTGCACTGCATTATCGTATTGAATTGTTAGTGCAACCGTCATTGGGTTTGATTCACCATATGACATGCTGCCGTAATCAACTTGTGTTAGGAAACATCCATATAGTTCCCAAGTTTCAAGCACTGCTGGAGTGTTTGTACCGTTACCACCATCAAGGACTTCAATTCTTTGTAAGAATTTGTAATCTTGGCCAGTAGCTGCGCTTGCTTGTTCAAAAAAGTCAAATTGTTTCTGTAGTTGTTCACCAACTAGTTTTTGCACATTACCACTTACATCATCACGTAAGTTTAATGACACGGTGTTCCATGTGTGTTTACCCGCCATATGAATTTTTGAGTTGTACACTTCAAGTACAATTGGATCAAAACTCAAAGTAGGACGAGTAGCATCAATAACTTGTTTTGTAAGTTCTTGAGTGTCACCTGAAATACCAAAGTTTTCTAATGTAACACGGAAACGATATTGTAGCTTAGGCATCAACAAGCCTTGTGAGCTTGATGTTGTATCATTAGCTAATGGTACCGTTAAATTTAATAGTGTTGAGATTGCCATCTATTGTTCTCCTTAATACACAAGTATTTATCAAATTAGGGCCAAGTTTCCTTGACCCCAATTTTTATAGACCTGCGATCTCTCCTGTGTTCTTGATACGTAGCGGAATGTAAATAAATTCAACTGCTTTGACTGGTTCAATAGCAATATCTACATAAAGCTCATTTCTATCAATTCTAGCAGGAGTGTTGTTTGTTTCGTCACATACAACTAGGAAGTCATATAGTGCTCTTAGACCAACTAGTTCAACCATTAAACTTTCTACCTGTTGTTTAATTTCATCACGGGTAATCTTATCATTTGGTTCAAACAAGTATGGTTTAGCTAGTGTGTTAAGTTGACTACGTAAGTAAATTACAAGTCTAGCTACGTTAACTCTGTCTAATGCACTTGCATTTCTTGCACGAGTTTTCTGTCCAAACACAACTAAGCCTGCTCCGCTCAAGAATGTAATTGGGTTTACATTGTTTTGATACAATGTATCTCTTGTGCCTTCGTTAAGTGCTGCTGCAACAAATTCGCCTTCGCTGTTAATGTAACCTGTTGAAGTTGCGTTTGTTACGCCACCACGTCTTGTACCTGCTGGTGCAAACCATGGATAAGCAACTTGGTCATTAAGTGCAATAGTTCTTAGCACCATATGTGAAGCCGGAACAACTACATTGTTACCTGCGTTGTCACTTGTAAAACCACTTGGATAGTAAACGCCTAGATATTCATCTCTACTTACTAATCCATTATCGTTGTCTTCAACTGCTGTGTTAACGTTTGTTGCCCATTCGTTTAATGAAGTTGCATCGCTTGTTAAACGCATCGGCGAATCACCAACAACAAATGCTGTTAAGCCTCTGTCATAGTTAAGTGTGATCATTTCACCAATTAGCTCAGGATAACCTGGTGTTGCAATCAAGTTAAATGTTCTTGATTCGTCATCACGTATGTCTTGATTTTCATTTAGTAATGATTGTAATTTTTGTACAACAACTTTACGCTGTGCCTTACGTCCAAAACTACCTTTACCGTCTGATTCGTTAGCTGATTCTGTTACCCAACGATGTGGATAATATGTTGACATATCTTCGTCGCCAAAGCGTGTGTTGTCAGCTGTTAAATCAATATAGTTGCGCTCAAAACGTTTTACGTTAAAGCCACTTCTACGTAGGTTCCATAACAACATACCTTTTGGATATAGTGCTGGATCTGGAGCATCTGGATCAACAAAAGAACTTGTTAACAGATCGGCAATAGTTCCTGCTTCATGTGCTGACGATGAACCGCCGTTAATACTCCAACGTGCATCTGCAAATAGTACACCGTTTTCAGTTGTTTGATCTGTAGCGTCTAGTAAAATCCAAGATGCTAAGTTACCATTGTAACGATAAATTGTTGGATAATTATCTAAATCTGCTGTGCTAATCCAAATATCGCCTGTTTTAAGTGCTGTACCGTCTGATTGCTCATCTGGCTCAGTTGCACTTACAATTGGACCTTTTGGATCTGGTTGATCAGCTGCTACACCACCTGCATAGTATGGAGAATCGCTATGTAATAGCCCAACCCACTTAGTGCCATCGTGTACAAGCATATCTACTTCATCAACAACACTACTATACCATAATGCTCCTTGTGCTGCAAGAGCAGTTGGTGCATCATTGCTTGCTGTGTATGTTAATTCAGTCCACAAACTTGCTTCATATTGGTTAGAACTTGCACCTGGCCAAGCATATAAGTTTGCTGTTCCAGCTTTAGTTGAGTAGTTGTATTTTGTAAAACCAATTAATGGTAGTAGTCCATCTGTATCAGTAATACGAATTTCTCCACCTAAGGTATGTTCAATTACAACTCTGTTTGTGCTATCAACACTTGCAACAATGTTAGCAAAACCTGCTGCGTTAATTTGTGTTGCAACTACTTCCGCATCTGTTGATGCACCTGTAGTTGTGATTGATACCGTACGTGCTGATGCATAAGCAGCTGAATTTTTAATAGTTTCTTGGATTGTTACACTATATGTTGCTACTGCAACAGAACTTACTGCTGTACCTACAATTTTTGTGCGGCCTGCTGCTGCTCTTTTGTAAATTGTAAAATTAGCAAGATTAGTTGCTGCTTCAGTTACGTTTGTTTTTACATAAAGATTTGCTGGAAGTAAGTTAGCACCACCACCTGCTTTGTCTAATTCATAAATTGCACTTGCGCCATTATCAAAAATTGGTGCATCAACTGCATCCCATGTTGCTGTATCGCCGTTCCATACTTTGGTTCTCCAACGTGCGCCTGAGTTTGGTTCTGTTGTTTTAACCCAAATACTTCCAGTTGGACGAGGATTTGAATCTGATGTTTTGTATTCTGGAACACTAGTATGTTTTGATGCTTGTAACTTAGGAGCATAATATGTGCCTGCTGAAATACCTGCATCTGCTAACGGTGTTCCTGTACCGTCAACAAGGATAATACTATCAGTTCCAGTTCCGTCATTGTATATTTCTAATACACCATCTACTACTGCTGCTGTTACACCGGTAACGCCTGCACCTTCAATATCACTAGCAAGTGTTGTGAATGTTGTACCAGATGTTGTGATAGTTGCACCATTTAGAGTAAAGTCTTCGCCTGCGCCTGGTGCAGTCGAACCTGAACTACTTACTGAAGGCCATGATGCCTTCCAGTTTGCACTTCCTACTTGCACCCAAGTACCACTTGAGTTTTTGTACCATAAACGTGGTATTGTTGAAATTGCAACGATAGCATATTCACCTGGCTGACCTACACTACCATTTGGTGTGTAAGGACTTGAACCTGCAACTTTTGTTGAATCAGTAATAACAATAGGAGCCTTGTTAGTAAATGTTTGTCCTGATGTATTTGAAGTTGATAGCGCACTTCCGTTCCATTCAAATACACCCCATGATGTAGTTTGTGTATCTAACCAGTATGTACCATTTTCAGGATCTGCTGCTGTTGCAGTTGAACTTGCATTCAATGCTGATAAATCAATATCAGCTCTAACTACCCATGCTCTGTTACTTACACCTAGATATGAATATGCGGCTTGTAAGCCATATTCGTTCTGTTCTCCGCCATGTATTGGATTATTATTTGTATCTGTATAAAATAATGGATCACCAAATGTTTCTACTAAGTCACGTTGTGATGTCATTAGATATACTTTACCCGCATTTGCTGCGGTTGTTCCTGGTGCTATTCCTGTGCCTGCACCATTTAGTTTATTTTCTGCTGTTGCAACAAAAATAATAGGTGTTGTACCTGGTTCAGCCGGAGTGTAAAAACTCTCGTCAATTACGCTGACCTCTACGCCTGGTGATGTTAATGCCATTTTTTATTTCTCCTATGGATTATGTCTATCAATAATATTTATCTACTTATGGTAGAAAATAGGGGGTTTTAGCCGTTATGTGCGCATTTTATTATTGACTTTACAACTTGTATCATGTATTATAATAGAAAAGGATTTACTATGAGCATTGATTATAAATTTGACGAAAAAAAATACATTGATGAATTCCAAGCATACATTGACAAAACATATGATGGACATTATAGTACCAATAAATTTCAATCAACTGAAGTAATTATTGATAGAGGACACGGAACTGGTTTTTGCATGGGCAATGTTGACAAGTATTCTAATCGCTATGGAAAAAAAGGTACAGCAGAAGATGCTCGAAAAGATTTAATGAAAATTTTGCATTATGCATTAATTCAATTGTACATTCACGATAACGATCTTTAGCCAATTAAGAACGTATAACCTGTACCGCCTGCAACTGCTGTATCTAGTTCTTTTTCTAATTTTTCCATTTCGGCTTGTGCTTCGGCTTTTAATGTATCGCCATTCAGTGTAGTGCCACCTCCTGGTCCAGCTATGGTTGCAAATTTGCTACGTGCTTCACCTAACATATATTTGCAGTTAGCTAAAGTATAATCTTTAATCCACTGATATGCTTTGTAATCTTTGAATAGTTCAAAGTCAGGTCTATGATTATAGCAATATGCTAAAATTTCTTCATCGGCTCTAGGACGTTGTAATATAGTTAATTTTTTTGTACTAGTATTCCAATAAAATTCAAGAAAACTACCAAACATACGACCTACTAGTTCTTGTTGTTGTGCAAAGAAATCATAAGTTGCTAGACCACCGATGCCGCTACCTGCTAACAAATATGTATTTGTGTAAGCTAAGTTAAATGGTTCAAACAAACTCCCGCCATCAGCACTAGCACCTAATCTACTACCTACATTGCGTCTAAATAGTTGTCTAACTTCGATAACTTCATTTGGCAATGTATATTCGTTTTGATCTGGATTTAGTGCAATTACCAAATAACTTTCTTCTACACTATTTTCACTTCTTTGTCTAAATTTACTTAAACTTTTTACAAGTGCTGTTTCGTAGTGTATTGGATCAAGTTCAACATCTACCATTCCTCCGCCGAGGAATGCATTTACGTAATCAAAAATTTCTTGTTTTTCAGTAGTCAAGTCTGCCATATTGTTCTCCACTAGTATTTATCGTAACGATAAATATACATATGCCTAGATTAAGTTTATATAGACCGGAAAAATCCAAAGACTTTGACTTTTTAGATAGTATTATCTATGAACAATTCACGGTTGGCGGTACAGATTTAAATATACACAAATATATCGGTCCAAAGAATGTATCAGCAGATGATGCAACTATCGAACAACCTATATACGATGTAATTTCAGAAACAAACATTCAAGACTTGTTATTTCTAGAAAACAGAGATAGAAAATATGACAACGATATTTACACACTCAGAGGTCATTATAATGTTCAAGATACTGATTTTGATTTAAGTCAATTTGGCTTATTTTTACAAAATGATACAATATTTTTGACAATACATATTGCCAGCAGTGTAAAAACTTTAGGCAGAAAAATAATGAGTGGCGATGTTATAGAATTACCACATATGATTGATGAATATGCTTTAAATGACTTCAGTGTTGCGTTAAAAAGATTTTATGTTGTAGAAGATGTTACACGAGCAGCAGAAGGATTTTCACAAACTTGGTATCCGCATTTGTATCGACTAAAATGCAAACAAATAATGGATTCACAAGAATACAAAGATATTTTAGATTTACCTGCAGAAGAAGGTAGTAGTAATACTTTACGTGATGTTTTAAGCACTTACGAAAAAGAAATGCAAATAAACGAAGCTATCATCCAACAAGCAGAAGAAAATGCAAGACTCAGTGGTTATGAAACAACACAATTTTACACATTAAGTGTTACAGAAGATGGAGAAATGGCTATTGTTACCGTTGACCAAGAAACATTAATTTCTGACGAACTTATAACATCTGATCAAGTTTTTGAAAGTCCTAACGGAACAGGATATATTGGTTATTTAGTTGGCGACGGTATTCCACCAAATGGTGCATTGTACGGACAGGGAACAGGCTTTCCATCGCAAGCAGGCGAGGGTGATTATTTTTTACGTATAGATTTATCTCCAAATAGATTATTTAGATATGATGGAAATAGTTGGAGAAAGGTAGAGGATAAAGTGAGAACAACACTAACACCAACAAAAGACAAAGATACTCTAAAAGGTTCGTTTATAAACAATACAAATGTAAATACCATTGCTGGAGAAGAAGTTGTCGAGAGACAATCATTGAGTAAAGCACTTAGAGCAAAGGCTAATAATTAATGCAATATTTTTATGACGGACAAATACGTAGGTATATAACTCAAATTGTAAGAGCATTTAGTAAATTCAGTTACAAAGATGCTGATGGGGATTTACGTGAAGTTCCTGTTATGTATGGTGATATAACTAGACAAGTAGCAAGTATAATTAGAGACAACAGCGAAAACAAACTGCCAAGTGCTCCGCGTATGGGTGTTTATATTACTGGCTTCCAGATGGATAGATCTAGACTAAGTGATAGCAGTTATGTAAGCAAAATTAATCTTAGAGAAAGAGCTTATGATACTGCCACAGGTGAGTATTCAACCGAACAAGCAAAAGGATATACCGTAGAAAGATTGCATCCAACACCATATACATTAAGTGTCAATGTAGATGTTTGGAGTACAAGTACTGATCAAAAACTACAAATACTTGAACAAATTTTTATGTTGTTTAATCCTGACTTAGAATTTCAAACCACAGACAATTATATCGATTGGACAAGTTTAAGCGTATTACAATTAGAAAATATTAACTTTAGTAATAGAACTATTCCTACAGGAACCGAAACTGAAATTGATGTTGCAACACTTGGATTTACTGCGCCTGTTTACATTTCGCCACCTGTCAAAGTTAAAAAACTTGGAATCATTACAGATATTATTACAAGTATTTTTAACCAAGACGCAGGTACAATTAGTTTAGAAGGATTTAATCCTTCAACAGATAACAATGTTGGGGCAGCAAGTGGAGTAACCGTATTACCAGATGGAACTCTAGTAAACGAAGATGGAATTAGATTGAATACAATTGTAGCAACAGGACAAGATGGCAGATTTGATTTGAATAATCCTATCGTTGTAAGTTATAGAAATTTTGACTTAATTGTAGAAGACGAAACAGGTAAAATTGCTAAAAACAGAAGTTTGCGTGTTGGAGATATTAGTTGGCTTAATATTTTAGAAGCAGAATTGCCAGCAAGATACCAACCTGGTATTAGTCAGCTTAGATTAAAACGTGCTGAATTAATAAATGAAATTGTAGGAACATTTACATTAAATGCTGATAATGATAAACTAATTGATATAATATGGGATGTTGACACTTTACCTAGCGACACTATTATAGAAGGTCCGGTTACTACATCAGGAAGTATTAACAAAATTATTAATCCTAAAGTATTCAATCCATCTACAAAAACTGCTGGTTATAGATTACTTACACTAGATCCAATTGGTTTCAAAGTTGAAAGACGCTTTACCGTAGAAACAGCATCAACAAGAATTGATACAGATATAGATTATTATGTTGCTGAATCTGCATCAGGGTCAACTCCTGGACGCAGAGCAGACACGGTAACAAGTTGGCAAGTTGTTATTAATGATATTCCTGTTTCTTCAACGTCACGTAATATTGATGATAAGTTTGTAATAGACTTAGACGAAATGCCATCAGTTGATGACAAAATTGTTTACATCTTAAACTTAAACGAAGATGGAGCAGATGCGTGGAAAAATTTAGACAACTCTGACTTTGTAGCAGATGCGAATGACATTATCGAATGGGACGGATCAAAATGGAATATTGTTTTTGATGCTAGTGAATCTGGAAAAACATATATTACTAATTTAGATAATGGACAACAATATTATTGGAATCAATATTATTGGCAAAGCAGTGTAGATGGATATTATCCAAGAGGAACATGGCGTATACAATTATAAAATAATTATTTTTATGCAGAAAATTATTTGTAGTGGTGCACTATTTTATTCATTAGAAACAAAACGTTTTTTATTTTTACATCGTACTCAGGGTAAAGCAAAAAACCTATGGGGATTAGTTGGCGGTACTAACGAAGGAACCGAAACACCTTGGGAAGGATTGAAACGTGAAATACAAGAAGAAATATCTTTTATACCTAATATTAAAAAAACTATTCCATTAGAAACATTTATTAGTAATGACGAACACTTCCATTTTCACACATATTTGTGTATAGTGCAAGAAGAATTTATGCCTAAGCTAAACGGAGAACACGATGGATATGCTTGGACTTCATTTGATAAGTGGCCAAAGCCATTGCATCACGGATTACAAAATACATTACGTGTTAAAAGAAATAGAACTAAATTATTAGATTTGTTTAAGTTGATTGATATAATTTTATAAACTGGTCGTGTAACCAATGAAAATTGTTAATTTTTTCTAATTCTTCTTTATTGTCTTTGTAAGTTTCGCCAAATTCTCGACCTGCTTTTGCACCAGCAATTGCTGCTCTACCAAACGGTTTATCGTCGCCTCTGGTACACCAAGCATTAAGTCTAAATTCAGTTTCGTCGTCTTCCTGTCTTGCAATTGTTTTACTTGCTAACTTTGCGCATTCTCTAAATCCGCTGCGCCATGCACTATAGGCATCTGTATTAAAGTTTGTAACATTACTCATTGCAGGAATACTTTTAAACTTATCACTGATACTTGTAGTCATGTCAGTTGTAGTCATATCCATTGTACGTGTTAGCCTTGTTGGCAATAATTTAACTCCACCATACCCGTATACCAATCCGTTAACAGGGTTGAAACTACGCCATACATGTACGGTATCCTTACCATCAATATCGTATGCAGGAACATAATAATTAAAATCAAATTCTTCTAATATTTCTGCATCTGCGTCTACAACCCAAAACATTTCAGTGTCAACAAGTTCTGCTGCTCGTTGGTGTGCTTGGTGTATACCTTTGATGTTTTGAACACGTTTAGCACGGGGAAATCTTTGTAAAAGTGTAGCATAGTTTTCGTCAGCATTTGGCTCACCATTTTGAATAAAAACAATATCATAAGGCACAGGTAAACTTGCAATTTCTTCGTATTCTTTTTTTACAGCATAAAATCTATAATCAATTTCTCTTTGACTTAAATTGATGTGTTTACTTGTAAGTGCAACACCATCATAAAATTCTCCATTTTTCCAAACATGATTAATTTTACGTTCGTACTGATTATGATGACTAATATACAAATCAAAATTAAATTCATCTTTCAAATTTATATTATCATTAATCATATAAAACATATCAGCACTAGTTTCATTTTTTACATTCAAATAATCTTCATAATCATTAATTGTATACACAGGGAAAGGTTTAGGATTACTTGCAATTACTTCCCATTCTTTTTTCTTAATGTAGAACCTATGTTCAATTTCTTTTTCACTAACTAATAAGTTTTTACTATATAAAACAATACCATCATAATTTTCTCCATTTAAAAACACGTGATTCATATTACGATCGTATTGATTATGATAGCTAAAATATAAACTAAAGTCAAAATCTTCAGCAACATTAACATCACTAGGGACACCCCAAAACATTTCAGATTCTGTATGATACAATGCTGTAGTGTAATCTTCGTATGTATCAATTGTAAATTTATCGTAAGGTTTTGGTGTACTTGCAATTACTTCATGTTCTTTTTTATTGGTATAAAATCTATGTCTAATTTCTTTATCATTTACAAATTCTTTTGTGTTCATTAACACAATACCATCGTAACTATCACCGTTTAAAAATACATGGTTAGTACTTCTATCTAAACTATCAAGATTGTTAATATATTCATCCCAAGCAAAATCCGGTGATACTTTTACGTCACTAGGGATAGCCCAAAACATACTTGTACCGCAGCTTTCAATTGCACTTCTATATTGTTCGTAAGTATCGATTGTAAATCTTTCAAAGTCTTTTGGTTTACTTGCTACAACATCATGTTCAATTTTATTAACTAAAAATCTATAGTTAAATTCATTTTCTGTAATGATTGCTTCTTTGCTGAACAAATAAATTCCGTCATATTTGTTACCATTTAGCCAAGCATGATTTTGTTTTTTATCTGCAACATTGTGATATGGAATATAAAAATCAAATTTAAAATTATCATCAATTACAATATCCTTAGGAATTCCCCAAAATAAATCTGTGGTACTATGACGCATCATATGTAGATATGATTGATAGTTGTCCATTTCAAACTTATCGTATTTTCTTGGATTACTTGCTAAAATTCTTATTTCTTTTTTATTAATAAAAAATCTATTGTCTAATTCTTTTTTGCTAGGATTGTAACTTTTTGGACACAGAGCAATTCCATCTAATGTATCAATATCACCATTTCCAAACACATGAACAAAATCTGTGCTCCATTCGTCAGGTGTATAACTAAATTTAAAAGTTTCTCTTACAACGGTGTCATCATAAACAATCCAAAACATATCAGTATAACTTTGTTGTCTAGCAGATTCATAGTCTTCAACAACCTGTATACTCAAACCTCTTTCTTCAAGTTGCTTTAAATTGTCTTTGTTTTTTCCAATGTAAAAGATATCAAACTTGTCAACACCTTTGTATGGATCATAATGTCCACAAATGTGAGGATGTTGAGTTACTTCATATTCTCCTGGTTTTGTAGGAACTAATCTTACTCTGTTCCAGTCTTTAACATCTCTACTTTTTTTATAAACATATGGATAGGCATGAATTGCTACTTGTGCATCAGGCTTTGGTCTAAAAAACCAAGGAAAACTATCATAAATTTTTATGTTTTTATCAACAAGCCAAACATATTCAGTATCAAGATTTCTATCCCAAACTTGTGTTAAATCATTTGGATTATCTGTATATAAAATAGGAAATTTATCAAATATGTGATTTTTTAAATAATCTTGTCCATTGTGAAGATTAGTTTGAAATTTATCAAAAACTGAAAAAGCTGTTGTCATAATGTGTTTGCCTTTATTCCTATATGCGATAATTTTACATCTGCATCAACATATACTTCATAACCGTGATGCATCGCCTGATTACAAAAATATATATCCTCGCCGCTGAAGTTGTCTAATTTTTTATTATATTCGTGATCAAACCAAGGCTTTGGTAAATCTTTGTAAACTTGTGATTTTACAAGCATACAACCCATGCCTACAGCCCAAACTTTATGTAAACCATTGGTTGCATTTAATCTACAATCCATATCGTCAGGGTCTACAAAAGCAACACTTTGATAAGGAGCATACCGTGTGCTGTAATTTGCAGCCACTATGTCTTTGTTGTGGTTTAGTAGTTGTTCTACAACATTTGATGCAAAAGCCATATCACTATCTAACCAAAGCAAATGTGTTGCACCTGTTTCTAATGCTTCTTTGGCTAATCTAGTTCGACTATTGCATATTACACTTCCTGCAACAATATGGACATTAAAATCTATATTGTTTTTTGTAAGTGTGTTTGTAAGATTACACAAACTTACTGCAAATAATGTATGTACCGTGTCTCTTGTTGGAACACAAATTGCTAGTTTCATTACAAGATAGTTGTTGGCATAGATTCTTCTGCTAGTTGCTTTTCAGCTTCAATAGTTTGTTTGTTCCAATTACGTGCAGTACCTGTAGCTACTTTTACTGCTTCTTGAAAATCATCAGCATTTAATGCTGCCATTGCAAGCATATTTTCAGGTTGTACTTTACCAATAGTAAGCAAATCTGCACCTGCTGCGTGACCTAGTTTTTGAATCCAATGATAACGATCGTCGTCGTCTGGAATATCCATGCTATCAATTGCTTTTTTAACTTCAATTTCTAGTTGAGCATCGCTGATTTCTAGTGTTTGTAATTTTGCTAGTTTTCTAGTTTTAGTATATTCTTGTGCTAAATCAATGTTTAACACTTCGTATAAAGATTTCATTGTAACTCCTAAGTTGCTGGGAAATAATAACCACCAAACGAACTACTCATACTTATTGTAGTACCAGCAGAAATTCCGATGTATGTACCTAATACACTTAAAACAAAAGAAGATGTAAAACCACCAGCAACAAAATAATTGTTGATGTTTGTCATACTAATCGTAGATCCAGTTGCTGGTAGTGCCATATTATTTCCTATTTACTCTATAATAACATACTATTTACATTGTGTCAAATAGATAGCCGAAAAATCCGGCTATCTTAATTTTATTTATCCAGTAGTTTTTGTACCATTTCACGTAGTTCTGCAATCTCCGTTGCTTGAGCATCAATCTGTGCTTGTTGCTCTTTGATTGCTTCAACAAGTAGTGGTACAACACGCTCATATTTGATAGTTAGGTATTCTTTATCAAACGGAGCAGGTACAACTACTTCTGGTAATACTTTTTGAACTTCTTGGGCAAGCAAACCAGCTTCTGGTGCTTTATCATCTGCGTAAGTTTTTAAACCTTTTTCATATGCAGTATCATTCCAAGTATAAATTACACCGTTTAGTGCTTTGACTTTTTCTATAGCATTATCAATATTGCCTGTAACATCTTTGAGTCTAGCATCTGACGCATACGCTGTAACTTCGCCTCTAAACTCCCAGTTGTTGCTGTTATACTGGTTTCTACCTGTCCAACTATCTGTGCCGTTATCTCTACGCCATAGTGTGATGTAATCACTACCAGCGCCAGTTGTTGCTGGAGAGTTATCACCGTTGTATTCAATACCACCACCGTATGCACTACTTTGTCCTACATAAACTCTACCAGTACCTTGGCTGTTTCCGTACAACTGAATAGTTGACGCACCGGTGTCGTCTGACAAAATAGTTAGTGTAGTGTTGACTCCTGCATCCATTGTGTCATTTTGATCGCTACGTAAGAACTGACTGCTATCAATACCGTCTAGTGTATTAGCATCGTCTGCACTAATACCAGTAAGTCCACTACCGTCACCACTAAATGCATTAGCAGTTACGTTACCTGTAATATTGATAGCACCGGCACCACTAAGTGTTCCTGAGAAACTATCATCAGCATCACTGCGTAAGAAACTACCTGAACTAATACCATCTAGGTTATCAGCACTTAGTCCGCTACCTGCACCATCGTTACCGCTGTGCCAAACGGTGTAGGCATTTGCGCCATTTCTAAAGATAAGTCCGTTAACACCTCCGTCAAGATCGATAGCAGTACTTCCACCTTCGTTAGCAATATACATTCTATCACCGCCGTCAACATATTGGATGTAACCTCTACGTGTTCCTGCTTGATACCATGTAATATATGGCGATCCATCAGCAGCAGTATCTTGCATACGTAACATTTCATTACCAGCATGATTAAGTGTAAGTAGTCCGGTCATTGTGTCTGCTTGGTCACTACGTAGGAAACTTAAACTATCAATGCCATCAAGTGTAGCAGCATTAACGCTGGTCAATCCACTACCGTTACCAGTAAATGTACTTGTACCAATATTGATGTTACCAAAGCCGCTTGTAATCTCACCTGCATTAAGAGCACCTGTACCAGTTATGTTGCTGTATGTACCACTGATACGTGCGTTAGGCACGGTTCCACTACCTAAATTAGAAGCATTTAGACTGGTTAATCCGGCACCATTACCGTTAAGTGTACCTGCATATAAGTCGCCTGCAACACCTAAACCGCCTGCAATTTTTACTGCACCTGTTGTAGTACTTGTAGAAGCAGTTGTGTCGCTAAATGTTTTTACACCTGCCATTGACTGATTTCCACCAAGTCTACTACCGCTTACGGTACCGCTTGACAAGTTACTTGCATTTAGAGTTGTAAGTCCGCTACCATTACCAGTAAATATGTCAGTACCAATATCAATGCTACCAAATCCATTTGTAATACTACCGCTGTTTAGTGCGCCAGTACCTGTGATATCTCCTTGGTGTTGTGTAATACTGCTTGATTGAATACGTGCATCTGCAACGGTACCACTTGATAAGTTGCTTGCATTTAGCGTTGTTAATCCACTACCATTACCTGAGAAGATACTTGTACCAATGTTGATGTTGCCAAAGCCACTTGTAATACTACCTGCGTTTAGCGCACCAGTACCTGTGATATCCAATTGGTGCTGTGTAACACCACTTGATTGAATACGTGCATCTGGAATTATACCACTTGTTAAGTAACTAGCATCCATATCACCAATAAAATTATCTGCACGTATATCTTTTGCAACGTACAACCCGCCTGTAATTTTTACTGCTGCTGTTCCTGTTGCAAATGTTGCACCTGTTGCATTTGTTGCATCAGTGAATGTTACAAAGTTATTTGCAGCAAGTGTAGTAAATGCACCTGTACTCGGAGTTACGTTACCAATTGGTGTGTTGTTAATTTGGCTAACAAATAGATCACCATCAATGTACATGTCGTTATTGGTTCGTAAATCTAGTCTAACAACCATTTCACCTAGCGCACCAGCAAGATCTGCTGCTGCTTTGGTTTCGCCAACAACTATTTCAGTTGCTGCTTGTGCAAATGCTAACGTTGTTACGTTATCTTTTACAAGATTAAATGTACCTGTTTCGTCAGTATCAATTGTGTTTCCGTTAACGTTCAAATTACCATTAAGTGTTGTAGTAGCATTTCTAACGGTTAAAGTACCTGTTGTAGCACCTAATGTAAATGTTGTTGCTGCATTACCCATGGTAATTGTAGTTGGTGTAGTGTTTGCAATATTAATACTTGCATCACTAAATGTTAAGTCACCACCATCTATGTCTAGATCGCCTGTAACATTTAAGTTATGTCTAATGTTTGTAGTACCTGTTGTAGCACCTATTGTAATTGATGTTGCAGCTCTAGCTAAGTTTAATGTAGTTGCTGTTGTATCAAACAATGCCATAGTTGTGCTTGCAGCATTAATACCTGTTGTAAATGTTGGACTTGTACCAAACACTGCAACACCTGTACCTGTTTCGTCACTTAACACTCCACGTAATTGAGCACTTGTTGTAGACGCAAACTGACTTAACGGATTACCTGTAATTGCAAGTGTACCGCTTGTTGGGAATGTAACACTTGTTGCACCTGTCATAGTAAATGTACTATTAAATGCACCACTTGTTGTTAAATTTCCGCCTAAAGTAATAGTTTTAGTACCATTGTTTATTCCTGTACCACCGTAGGTTGGAGAAATAATTGTACCTTGCCATATACCTGTACTAATTGTACCTAGAGTTTGTAAACTAGAGTTTACTACTGCTGCACCAAGTGTTGTGGCATTTAACACACTTTGATCATTTATAAAGAATGCGTTACCAGATTCTAAGTTTAGATCTTCATTAAGATCCATTCTATCTTGACCGCTGTCATATGTAAATGTTACATTTGCACCATCAATTGTTAATCCAGCACCATTAGCTGCTGCTGCACTTGCAGCACCACTTGCTATAACGATATTCAAGTCATCAACGGTCAATGTTGTACTATTGATTGTTGTTGTATTGCCGTTTACGGTAAGATCGCCTGTAACAACTAAATCATGTCCAATAGTAGTAGTACCACCGCCATCACCACCTGTACCCATGTTAATTGTTGTAGCTGCACCACCTATGTTAAGTGTTGTAGCGTTTGTATTAATCAGATTAAATGTACCTGTTTGATTAGTTGTTATATCACTACCATCTACATTTAAATCTAAATCAATATCAACATTGTTATGGATTGTAGTTGTACCTGTAGCTGCACCAATTTCGACGGTAGTTGCAGCGCCGCCCATATTAATTGTAGTTGCAGTATCGTCTAAAAGAGCAACCGTGGTTTCAGTTGTACTAATAGTGTTGTTAACTTCTACTTCACCAGTGAAGGTTGCTTTACCACTAGTATCAATTCTCAAACGTTCTGTTGATGTTTGAGGATTATTGCTTGTAGTAGAAACTTCACCTGTTTTAAAGATAATATCTGCGCCTGTTGAATTACCTGTACCGATACCTGCTTCAATTGTCATAGATCCGCCAGCAACATCAGTACCAATACCATCACTACCTTCTAGTGATGCATTTGTTGGACTTGTACTTGCTTCAGCAGCACCAATAATAACTTTTGGTGTTTTAATAACCATGTTAGCATCAATAGTAGCTGTACCTTGTACAACATCATTAGGATCAGCTGTCACATTAGATGTTGTTCTAATTGTAAATGATGTAGCAATACTTGTTGCACCAATTACAGGCCAGCTACCGTCTAAATTAGTTACCGTTGTGCCGTTTAAGTTGATAGTATCACCATCACGTACACCAATTGTAAACGGTGTATAAGTAAAGGTTAGTGTAGTACCACTAAAGATAGTTCCTGTTGTATTTGCACTCAAGTAAATGTAATCATCTGTAACACCACTAACCGTTGTATTTGCAGGAATACTACCACTGCCAGTAACAAGCATACCAACAAGTATTGAGCTTGTGTCTGCCATTGGAACTTCAGTTTCACCGTTGGCTACTGGATCATTTGTGTTAGCAGTTAAACTTCCTAAATTAACAACAACACTTTGAGAAATAGTAGCTTCGTACCCATCAATAAATGGTAACAAGTTTCTAGTTACATCAACACTACCAATTTTAATATTTGTTGCTGCGCCGCCAATATCTAAACTTGTTACATTTTCATTATATAAGCTACCTGTACCTGTACTAGTTGAGCTTAGTTTTGCAGATCCAACGTCCAAACCTTCTGACAAGTCAAGTGCTGTACCCCATTCTGGTGTAGTACCATTTGACTTTAAGAAGTTATTTGCTCTACCTATATTTAGAGTATTTAATGAACCTGAAGATTGTGCATAAAGTATATCACCTATAGCATATGTACCGATAGCAGTACCACCTCTTGTAACTGGTACAAGGCTAGTTAAGTTAGCAGGGTTTAAGAAATAACTACTATCAAGTCCGTCAAGTGTACCAGCATCTACTACACCGTCTTTGATAAACACTTGTCCGCTACCATCACTTGCAACATCAAATTGTGTTTGTAAGAATCTTGCTGTACCTAGTTTTGAGAATGTTGCAAGTGCATCAAAATCAACGTTTGCAATACCAATGTTTACAGGATCACCATAGAATTCTGCACCTATACTTGAGCCTGTAAGTGTAATTGGATTGTCTGTTGTTGTTGCTTTTTTCAGTGTTTGCACAACAACCTTGTATCCACTATCACCAAATAATGCTGTATCGCTGTTTGGTGTACCACTTGCACCTAAGCGTGATGGAGAAATAGTACCTGAAATAATATTTTCTGCATCAATGTTTGTGACAGCAAGTGTACTCCAGTTATCTTTTGTTTTACTCGATGTGTTTACAACTGCCTGTACACTAACGTTGTTTGCAATAATATCTGCACTACCTACACCTACATCGTCGATATCTTTAGCGTTTGTTACTAGGTCATTAATACTGCTCAATGCATCACTTCTAAGTTCGTGCAAAGTAAATGAATTAGTTGTTACAGATCCTACAAAGAATCTACTACCACTAGTAATTGCGTCTCCTGTGATATCAGGAAGAACATTTGCACTAGAACCGTCGTCTAAACTTTCAATTCTGATAGCATCGCCTGTTGTTAATCCATGTCCTTCAACTAAAATACTATTATCAACAACATTAACTACATATCTAGTCAAATTATGGTTGTTGTTTGCAGGTGTACTAGTAAATTCAACTTTGTTTAAAAGAGAAAATCCTTCGTATAATTCTATATTATTTGCGTCGATACTTTTTGCATAATATACATTTCCATTCAACAACCCACCAATTGCAACATTGCCTAATGTATCATATTTTAAAGGATCACCGCTTGTAAATCCATGATTTGGAATATTAATTCTGTAATCAATATAGTCAACAGCACCGCCGCCGCCTGTAGTACCTGCTAAGAAATTAAATCCTCTTGTATCATCTAGGTTAATAGTTTTCTTTGTGTCAACACTATCATTATCTTCAACAAAGTCAATACTTGATGCACTAGCAACAAATAATTCACCTCCTAAAATATCAACATATGCACGTTTTTCTACACTTACAACTTCACATTCGAAGCTAGAGCCTGCGCCTCCTAAATTAGAATTATTTGCACTTAATAAATCTCCTACTGCATATCCACTACCACCAGTTGCAATATCAACATCTGTAACAGCTCCTGCTGTAACCGTAATATCAGCTGTAGCACCAGTTCCTACGCCTGTGTTTGCAGTCAAAGGAACATCTTTGTACACTAGAGTACCTCCAGATGGTAGATAACCACTACCAGCTGTGATGCTTGTATTATCAATATTAGTTAATACGCCAAATCTAGATTCTGTAACAGCACCTTGAGCATTTCCATCAGCAGATGTAACAATTGTGTAAACCTTTCCATCTGTAACTGCAAAACTACTAACATCTATACCTGTATTTGCAATTGTAAATGAAGTACTAGTAGGAACGGTTAAAACTTCTCCGTTTTGTATGAATGTTTCGTCGTCGCTAGTATAAACTCTAGCCACGTTTCCAATTTTAAATCCATGAGCAGTGCTAGTTGTTACGGTAACAACATTACTAGTTCTTGCCAAGTTACTGATAGTAACTCCTGTAGTAAAGTTATATGTGTCGTCTACATCTAATACTAGATACTGACTTGAATTACTACTACGTAAGAAGAAATTGTCAATAATTTCACTACTAACGCCTTTTGAACTTATATTTACACCGCTGTCTACGCCATTCACAAATAAGTTTCCTGCGCTTACTTCCCATGGATCGCCTGTACTATCTTCGTTG